TACTCGGGAATGTTGCCGCCGCTCCCTTGGAAGTAGCAGTCGTAGAATTGGAAAAACTCACAGTTCTGCCAGTTGTAACTCGCGATCCGCATTCCCACCAACGTTGTGTTCGTGTGCCGCTCGCGAAAGTAAAGGCCGTCGAATACGTTTGCCGATGTGGTGGTCGAGTGCGTCGGATACATGTCCACGTCGAACAGGAGTCCTGCCGCATTCGTGTATTGATCGCCGTTGTTCAGGCCGATGCGCGTATCCAAGCCAAAGCCGGCAAAAGTATTGTGTCCTGAATCGTAGGCCACGAGGTTCGTTCCACCACTGACACCCATCCAGTGAATTACCGACGTTGGGTTCGGGTAATTGCGATAGCCCGAACTTCGCACCTTGGCGACATCAAGCGAGCCGAAGTAACTGCTCCTACGGTTTGTGAACCACAGCGTTTGCCCGACAGCAAAGTTGTATGGCGGAAGAATGGTCCTGCCTTCCGTGGTGGGTGTGGCGTTAATCGTTGCCTGCGCCGCAGCGAACGAATCAATCGCTCCATTTGGCACCACGCCAAACCAGTCCATGAGGAACACATTCGTCGCGTAGCCGGTATCAACTCGCAGCCAGCGCCCGCTGCCGTTTGCGGCGAATACTGTGCCGTTGTTGATCGTCGCGCTGCTGCCGGTCGAGCGTTTGAATTTACCGCCGCCCCAAACATTCGTTCCGAAATAGGAATCTACATAACCAACCACGCCATCAGAGACATTGGGGAGGTTTGTCAGAGCCGCGATTGAAGCGACCCAAAGCGATGGGATGTTGGTAAGGCCGCTGCCGCTTCCGCGAAACGAGCCGCCGGCAATCTCCCCGTCAATGTTGATCGCGAAATTCGTTCCAGCCAGCACATTTGTATAGTCGAACGTCTCGCTGACATTTCGCTCCATCCACACGGCATCATTTAGAAAGCCAACGCGCCCGACCGGATGCGAAAGAAAGCTGACCCAGCGAAAATTCAAGTCGGGATTCCAAAAGTAACTGTCTTGGCTTCCGAGTCCTCCACTCGTCCCCCACACATAATGCGCTTGCTCACCAGTCACATCGCCAAACACAATTCGATCTGATCCTTGAAATGTCACGCTGATTGCGTCTGCTGCCGCATTGTTACTGATGCCCTTGGATAATCCCGTGGTGCTATTGGTTAGAAGCCCAACGACATCAAATGCGTTGCTGCCGCCTACCTGACGCGGAGTGGTGTTTTGGCCTGTGGTAAAATAAACGTTCGTCGCCGAGCCGCCAGTACTCGTAATTCCAAGGATCGAACGTACCGCAGCCGCCGAGGTCTGTTTTTGGACGTTGGTCCCAAACCAATCGGACGACGGATAGATTGCCGCCGAAGCCGCTGCCGCGACCATGATCAAAAGAAGTGCGCCAAATCTTTTCATTGCCATCCTGTGGTTGATCCTTTAGCCGTTGTTTTGATCCACTGCCGGACGAATTGACCGCTGCTGTCCACCTGGTTGTAGATCGAGTAGATCGGTGCATCCTGGCGTCCGTTTGGATCGTCAGTCCCTCCGAACACGCGCTTTTGCCGGTTCGGCGTGCATTGCCGTATGCAACTCATGTCCAGCCTGTTTTGTCTCCCGAGTTTGTTGTTTTCACCCACGTCCTGACGTAATCCCCGTTGGCGTCCACCTCGTTGTAGATGGAATAGATCGGGCCATCCTGCAAACCATTGGGATCGTTCGGACCACCAAATACTTCCTGCTCCGATGTGACCGGCCCGCCAATGATTCCCGCCGACTTCAAGGCGGCGCAGACATTCGGGCCACACCGCGTTTCCACCTCACTCTTGCGCAAGCGCGTTTCCTCGCGGCATTGCCACATCAACTCAGACAGCGCCTCGTCAAACGTTCCGGTTCGCTGCGGATTGTGAAACAGCAACGCAGCTTGCCGGTCCCCGTAATCGCGTTCATGGGCGTACTGGACGTAAAGTTTCACCGCCATGCGCAGGTCTGTGGTGTCTTCCAACGGGTCCGCATCAGTCCAGGCTCCAAAATCCTTGATGCCATCCCATTCGATCACGATGGACTCAGACGATTGAATCCACGGTGACAGATAGAGGTTGCCTCTATGAATGGCAAACAGGCCGCAGCGAGCACGGCCAGCATCAACATCGGTTGTGTCCTCGGCCACCTTGAAACCATTAGGATACGTCGGAAGACCGGTATTGGATGGATTTTCGTAATCACGGTCGGCCAGGCGAAAGCGTTCCACTTCCTCGATCGTCGCCTGCCGATAGTAAACCGGGTCACACCAGTCATCGTCTTCGATCGTGTAAACCCGGCGGATGACGCCTCTCGGAGCATCACAAATGGACACGCCGCATTTGAAGAACGTGTTGCAGAACCGAATGACGTTCGCGTTGTCAGCCTGAAGGCATTCGACCGCCTTCTGGATTATTCCAAGCGCCTCGATTACCGCGTGCTTGTGTGGCGTTACCAGTTGCTCTTGCTCGTGCGACGCCCAAATATCGGAGCGCACCGATTTGCTTAGTTGTTCGAGGGTTGTCACGTCGGTTGGGTTTTCTTCGATTGCCGCTTGCCAACCGGAGGATTGAACGGTTTCGGTGCCGCTGGCAACGCCGCCGCAATGGCTTGGTTGACATCCGCAACCGTCTGCGCCACTGGCGCTGGAGTCACCGGGTTAACCACGGCCACACTTGGCGCAACCGCGTCGAGCCGTGCTTTGAGGTCGGATGCTGACCGCCTCATTTGGCTGTTGACTAGCTCGTCTCTCCAGAGCGGCGGCAATGGTTGACCCAGCTTTTTTTTTTCGATGTAGTCGCGATTGAAGGTTACATCGTCAATCTCGGTGACGCCACCCCTGCCCTCACGAATCATCGTGGCCAGGCCATGTTGCACGCTCTCCACATCGGTTGCGAAGTAACCGGTGATGTTCCCGTCGAGGGACGTGAATCGTACTTCCGCCCCATCATCAAGGAAAAGCTTCGAGGTGGGGTGACTGCGGCGATAGAATTTTATGCCCATGCGTTGAACATTGCTTCCGAGTCACTTTAGCGTCAACCAAAAACCCCTCCCCGGCGCAGACCGGAGAGGGGCCGGAACCTTACCCGACACCAAGCTTAGTAAAGGTTCGAGTAACTCACGGTCTTACCGGTCGTGATCGGCACGCCGTCGAAGATGCCTTCGATGATGAGCGAGTTGGCCGGGCACTCGTTGATGGCCGTCACCGTCTCCGAAACAAGCGAGATTTCCTCGGTGACGTGTTCCATCGTGCAAGCAAACGTCGCATCCAACTTGGCGAGGTTTTCAAGCTCACCCAACGTCCGCATTTTCTTGTTGGAGGCAATCATGCCGGGGTAGATCGTCCCGCCGCCAGGGCCGCTCTTACCCATGTCGAGGATCATCATAAACCGACCGGTCGAGGAGATTGACTCCGTATCGGCCGCGTTCACGAGGTCATCAAAGAACTCGTGCGTGATGATGTTGACGCGCACGCCCTGCGGACGCTTGAACTCGTACGAACGCCAGTTGAAACCGAGCGCATTCGCGCCTTTTTCAATCGTGATTCGCAGGATGTCGCCGTATTCCGCCTTGTAGTAGGCGATTGCGCCGCTCTCGAAGTTGGCCGCAGTCGTCGAATCGGTGTAAACATCTATCGAGGTGGCGCGCTGGCCGCGAGAAGTGCGGGCGCGATAGATGTTGTAGATTTCCTCAAGGAACTCGTAGAAGTTCAGCTTGTTGTTCTGCAAGTCGCGCACGCGGTCGCACGCGCGCATCTGCTCGTAAATGCCGACCATGTTCGCCCGATAGGCGATCAGTTTACCGCCCAGGCCAGGATCTACGGTCGAACCGGTGACAGTCGTGATCTGATCAAGCGACTGCCAATTCGCAAGCGTCTGGTCCGAGGAGATCGCCTTGCCGAAGAAGAACGTATTGACCCAGCGCCGTTGATATTCGGCTTCGTCCTGACGGTTACGCTCGGCCAGCGGAAGGTCGCCAAACTGGCGGAAATACTCGTTCGACTCCATCAGCCGGGCGAAGATTTTCTTGTACTCGGAGTCCACGCAACGAGTCCGGCGCATCGTCTGATACCAGAACGGCACACGCTTACGCGGGTCGAGCGTTGGCCGGTTGTGGCACCAACTCTCGTAGTCGTTGACGTTGTTTCCGAGCGCGAGCAACACGCCAGCGGTCGGAGCGGTGTCGTAATTGGTCGTCGAACCACCATTTTCAGTGGTCATAATCACGTCCACGTACGAGGAATCCGCAGCCGCCGCCGATGCCAATACCTTCCACTGGCCGCGCGTGGACTGACCGGCTGCATTGCGTCCGAACACCATTACCCGGTCGGTCGAAACGAACCAACTGGCGTCTAGGTCAATGCCGTAGCGGGTGACTACGCGGATGACGCGATCACCAGCAGCGCCAAGCGCCTTCTGTCCCGCAGTGAGCGGTCCAGTTGTCGAAGCGGTATAGGCAGAATTTGCCCAGCCATTGGTGATGGCCCAAAAGTCTTTGTTGATGACAGAATCCTGTCGGCCAAGGATGAACGGATGCAACAGCGACGGCCCGCGGTCAACTTTCTCAACGTTGACCAGGTTGCCGACATTGCGCTGGCTTGACATCAGCCAGTCATACATGCCGTTACGCTTGGTGCCGCACGCGGCCATTTCAAAGGCGGTGCGAAACCAGGCATCCATGTCGGCAAACTTGCCGGATGGCTTGAACAGGTCCTCCAACTGGTCAGGCGTCAAATGCGCGACGTCAGCCCGGGTGATGGTGCCGCACGTATCGTAGTTGTTGGATACCGCGACTGTGCATGGTGCTACAAAACGATCTGCCATAGGTTGTGACGGCGTTGCGGTTGGTTTACTCCGCATCCGCCTGTCACAACGCTATTACGAGAAGTGCGTCTTGACAGCCGTCTCCCCCCAATTTTTTGCAGCCGTTTGATTATTTGGCTTGGCGTCCACGGCATCAGTCTGAGAACCCATTGACGGAGGACGCGCCGGAACAGTTGCAGGCGCAGGCATTGGCGCTGGAGTGTTTGAAGGCTGTGCGTCCGTTTTTGGCGCAGCAGGCTTTGCGTCTTTCTTGTATTTGCGCGCAGCGATTGAATCAATTTGTTGAATTTGCTTGGACGCGCGCTCAGAAAGTGTCTCAACGATGAATGTTTCGATGTCATCGGGACCAACATAATAATGCTCGCGATCCAACGCATCAGCCGCCTTTTTGGCTGCAACTGGCGATTTCATTGCCTGAATCTCGGAAAGTCGAGCGTTGTAGTCGGCAATCGTGATGAAACGCTTTCCACCACGGGTTTCTTTTGACTTTGCCAGCTTTTGCTCAAGTTTTCCGACGTAATCCGCGATGTCAGCGTGAATCCGGTTTCGCGAAGGATCAAGGCGATAGTTCAATCCGGGGATGGTTGTCTTCTCAATCTCGATTACGAGCGGGCGCAATTCTTCCAACAGCATCGGCTCAAGTACTGATGCCGCAATCGGGTCGGAATCGGTGATCTTTGCGATGTTGTCGGCGCTCAAATCAAGCCGCCCATTGACGACAGCAACAGCAGCCAAATCCGGAGCAACGGTCTTGATCATCTGGACGATTCGATCTTGAACGGCAGTAGCAAGCAAGACCTTCGATTCCTCCATCACGGCCTTTTCACGAATCGGTGCCAGTGCCTTGTTTACGCGATCTTCGACGGTTCGGTCCACGCGCAGAGCGACCTTCGCTTCTTCGTACCTATCGTCATCAATTTGCGGCTGTCCCTTGTAAAACTCCTCGTGCTCAGAGTCGTTGGCGTCAAACGTCCGGGACGGGTTGGCTTGCTCCCACTTGTCCTGGTAGGCATAGCGCGCAAAGGCGAATTCCTTGAATGCCTCGGCTGTGCCGTGCTTCGCCGTGCCGAGTTCCTCCATCTTTTGGATGATGCCGTAGGCTTCCGTATCTTCAGGCGAAAGGGATTCGGACGGAGACTCAATGGTTGGTTCTTCGCGGCGAATGGCGTTCGTCACCTCGTCGCCGACCGCCTTGGCAGTGGCCGCGATGATCTCCTCAACCGGTTTATCCGTTTTCGCCGCAGGTGCCGCAGGTGTAACTACTGGAGCAATCGGTTCGGCAGGAACTTCCACCGGTGGCGAGGCTGGAACGGCCGGCGCGGCATCGGCTGGCGTCTCGACAGGTGTAGCTGGTTCTTCCTTGGGATTTTCCCAACCCATTGATTCGGCAATGGACTGCCGCCGTTTCTCAAGCTCCGCATCGTCCAAAGGCTTGATCTCGGACTTGGGAGTAGCGGCGCGGCTGGCGTCCTGCAATTGACGATCGGCTGTCAGTTCGGCGCCAAGATTGTTCTGTCCGGGTTCGACGGTTACGATTTCCATATTCAGGTAGGTTCAGTGGTTGGTTGCGGTTTGATGACAACGTGGAAAAATTGATGGTCGGTTTCGCGGCAACGGTTGATGAACTCAATCATGCGCGCATAAAATACGGATTCATCCGCTTTGGCCGATGCTTCCTCATGGCGGTTAAGCTCTGACGCCGTGAGAACATTCGCCGCCGCAACATCCGCTTCGGCAGCGCGGGTGGCAAGATAATCCATAAACTGGCGATGGCCGTCGGCGCCAAGCCAGCTTTGAATCCGGCGGACGTCAGCCGCCGGCAGTGGCAGTTTGGTCAGGTTGAGCATCGGGATGGGGTGGCGCGACGCCTGCAATACGCATCAGCACGGCCAGTTCGGTTCCTTGTCGTTTTACTTCCTCAAGCAGTGGCGTGATTGCCTTGGCAATGTGCTGGTCTGCGGCCTGCAACACTGTTTCAGCCACCCGCTTCAAATCCTCCTGAGCTTGCGCCCGCATCTGTTCGGCGCTTCCACCCACGTTGCGAATCTTGAAGTCCCGCGGCAAACCGGCCAGATAAGCGATCTTGTTCGCAATTTCAATCGCCTGGTCCGGCCCTATCGCTTGAGCGGTAATCGGATTCTGCATCAAATCACGGGCGAAGGTCGCCATGACGGTGGCCATTTCGCGGTCAGACGTGCGATCCTCGCCGTCGCGTGTCGCCGCGAACTCGTAAAGCGGTAGCGCGAGTTTTGAACGTTTCGCGCGAACACGCCGGAATTTCTCTTTGCCAACCATGCCGTCGGGATCGGCATAGGAGAACCCAAGGGCTTGTAATTGTTCCGCTGTGATTTCGTTGTCCGCCGGGATGTGGCCATAGAAATCCTCATCGCCATAAGCCATCAGGTAAGTGTAAAGCTGGCGTTTCCACGCATCGCGGGCAATGTCAACCGGCGTAGCGGTAAACGTAAGCCGGCTCGAAGTCGAGGAGGCGATATTTCGCACTTCCTCGCGCGTCTGCTCATGCGACGCCGCTTGCGCCACTTCATGCGACGACATGACCAGCACGCGCTCCAGCACGTCGAGAATCGTTTTGAGAACGTTGACCAACTCCGCAACATTCTGCTTGGGAAGTCCGAGCGATATTCCGAGGTCGCGCGACGTGCTCTGAGTGGACTGGAACAGCTTTCCAAGCTTCTTGAAGGACACCCCGAACAAATTCAACTTTTTGTAGATCAGATTCCCGATGCGCTTCAGTCCGCTGATTTGTTCCTCATCCATCACGTCAGTATTGACCATCGTGAAGTTCGCAAGGTTCTGCTTGCACGCCATCAGGATTTGATTCAGAAGATTTTCAAACTGGTACTGATACGGTAGGATTTCAAGCGCCAGGCTGGCCGGCTTGGTTCGATTCTCGTCGGCGTCGTATCCGTAGTAGATGTCAGGGCACCCCGGAAGCGGCGCGCAATAGAGCACCGTGCATCCGTCGCCAGCGAGCACAAAACGAAACCAGACCGGGTAGTTGTAGTTCCCCAGCCCGTTTTCGGATGGCACCAGCTTCTCGAAATGGTGAGTAACCAGCGTGCCTTGGTCGCCCAGGTCGTTGGTGTACCATTGCGAGGCGATGGATTTTTCGCGGTCCATGTCTCCGGTGCCGACGCCAATCTGAATGGCGGTGCTACCGGGTGTTTGGGTCGCAATCTGAACCGGACTCGCCAGCTTGCAAGCCGAGTAAGCCGTCTGGAAATAGAGGTTGCTGCCGTCAATCAGAACGTTCCCGGACACGCCACGCGAAACGCGGTCAGTGTTCCACCACTGGTTGGCCAAGACGTGACGGTACGGAACGATCTTCCAATAGCCCACATATTCACACCCGGAGTCGCTGTTGATGGTGTAGGCGGGATGCGCCATGTCCCTATAGCAGCGGCTCGGGTGGGGTAAGTCGTAACGCAGCCCCTCCTTGTCCGTCACGATCTCAAATTCTCCATCCTTGTCCAGATTGACCCCCGGAAGCACCGATTCCTCGTCTGGACTGGACGTCCAGGTTTGAGCGTCTTTCTCTCGCAGTTGATCTTCCCAATGCCATTCCTCGCGGACGAACTGGTGGCATACGCCGTAATGCAGCATGTGCAACACGGCCTGCTTCATCGTGTCGAAATAGCTGTACTGGTCCGACATCACCTGAATGCGGTCGGTCAGCACCTCGCATTTGGTCCGATTGATGGTGGTCGCCTTGGCAGCCTCGAATTTGAAGAACGGGGTCAATCGCCGGTCGTTTACGATCTTGGCCCAACGAATGGTCGTATAGGATCGAACCAAGCCGACGAGGATGCAGAAGTTTTCCTCGTTGATGCGGTATTTCTGCTTCTTGTCGGTGTCCGTGTATGACTCGATCAGATTTTCGAGATTGAGTGAACGGAGAATGTCACACGTCTGGTCAAGGTTCGCACCCTCAAGCGCGCCGAACAAACGCGGATGAAATTGCCGCCACGGCGTATCCCAAGCCTTATCCAGAGCGTAATAGATGTGCCAGTCGGCGAGATTGCGGTTGATTCCCTCTTGAACGCGCGAACGAATGCGGTTGAGCATCGCGTCCACCCGCTGTTGCTCCTCCGTCGTTCCGGTGCGCTTCGTTACATCGGCAACCAACCTCTTTTTCAACTCCTCGGAGGTAATTCCACGGCGCTTCAGTATTTCGAGGTCAACCATTGTCGCGACTTTACGCTTGAGGCTTTGGCAGTGCAACAGGATAGTTGCGACGCTATGGCGCAACCGTACTGGCTTCCCGACCTGAACGCGAACTCAAAAGGTCTGCAATGGAATGTGTTTAATTCGACGGCGCGATGCCTGCTCGTGTCTGGCCCGCGGTATAGCGGTAAATGCACAGACGAAAATACGCTCATTCTGGCAAACGGAGCATTCAGACGTTTTGGGTCAATTGGCAAAGGGATGTTTGCTGGAGAATTCCGACCGTCCTCGCACGCTATAACATCGCTTGATGTCGAAACATCCAGCTTGAAGCCGGCATGTGCAACCTCCGTTTACCACGATCCATGCACCGAAGGATTATCAGTTACCACGGCATCGGGGTATCAACTCCGCGCATCAGCGTGGCATCCGCTATGGACCTGTTGCGACGGAAAATTTGATTATCGGACCACAACCGAAATCGCCGACCTTATCGCCAGCGGAAAAAGCATAGCCGTTCCTCTGGTCAAAAACACACGACTATGGGACGCAACGGAGCTTCATGTATTTGAATTTGACCAGTTCAACCGGTCAAAAAAGAAATGGGCTGAGATACATGGAAGAATCAAAAGCGCAATCGAAGTCGCTGGGCCTGATAATTGGAATCGCTTGGCTAAACTGGCCAACACAAGCTGGGCTACCGTCCGTGGATTTTTCAAGCAAGAGAGAAAGCGGACTCGCTATTCAGTAACCATCACCGAAGGTATTGGCTACATGCTTGGATTGTTGATTGGTGATGGGTGTCTCACAAATATCACCAAGAAAAAGTGCATGTCGTTTTCTTCTGAAGACGCACCCCTCATAGCGTTTCTGCGTTCTATTCTGGCTCGTGAATTTGACGGTAAAGTGGTTCACAGCGAAGGCTGCGACTGGTATTTGCGTTCCGACAAACTTAAGTCATTTGTGATTGCGCTCGGATGTGACAAATACGCGCACGAGAAGATAATTCCCGATTGCATCATCGAGTCTCCCAAAACGGTTGTCAGGGCGTTTTTGCGTGGATTGTTCGACACGGATGGCACTGCCGACAAATATGGTCGGGTGAGCTATTGCAGTTCCAGCGAGCATCTGGCTCGCGACGTTCATCAACTTCTGTTGGCTTTCGGCATACGCTCCTCGATCCGATTCAAAAATAACAATCGGCGAGGAGCGTGGCTGGTTGATGTTTTTGGAGACTCCGGCATTTTCTACAAAAACATCGGATTTGGACTCTTGCGCAAACATTCCAGGTATTTGCTGCTGCAAGAAAAGAAACGCGGACGAATGGCGTACCCGGAGAGCATCCGTCCCTTGTTGAAATGCCTGTATCTTAGCAGGCATGAACGCGGCGCCATTAAGGGTAATCTTCCGAGATCAAAAAGGCACGCTGGCTACGATGCAATTTATTCCAGCAACGGCTGCTGCGTTTCTGAAGAGACGCTTGCGAATTTCATGGAGTTTGCGTCGGCGAAAAACGACCCCGAGTTGCGCAAGTATTGGATTGATGGTGACGTATTTTGGGAAGTGGTAAGGAGTGTGACTCATTGCCCGGTTAAACTCTACGACCTGGTTGTTCCTGGTCCGCACAATTTCGTTGCCAACGGGTTCGTCAACCACAACACCATTGCCGTCCTCCACAAAATCATCCGGCACATGTACGACACGCCGGGCGCTTCGGTCGCCATGTTCTCCAAGACGATGAAGAACTCGAAAGAAGGTGGCACATGGCTGGACCTGCACCGCTATATTCTGCCTGAGTGGATTGGCGCCAACATCGGCTTGCAGTACACCACGCTGAACAATGAGGGCAATCCGGGTTGGAAAGTGCAAGGGGACACCCGCACGCCCTACTTCAAAATTTCCAATCGTTACAGCGGCGAATCCGAATGCCGCCTGTTTTCGCTCGATCACGTTCCGGATGTGGTAGACAAGGTTAAGGAACAACGCTTCAGCCTCATCTACTTCTCCGAGTTGATGAAGTTCGATGATCGGATCGTCCTGTCTGCAACGATGCCGTGTCTGCGCATGATGCACCTCCGCACCGAGGATCAGCAATGGATCGCCGACACGAATCCGTCCGAGGAAGGGGAAGACTCTTGGATTTACAAGTTGTGGTATCAGGAGCGCGTCCAGACCTACGAGGATTATGCAGCCGCCTGCGTCGAAGATGGCCGCGTTCCTGACAGCGAGAATGATTTCAACGTGTTCCAGCGGGGATTGGAGTTGATCGAGTTGTTCCCGGAGGACAATGTTCGCCTTGATCCGAATGTTCTGAGTGAACTGAAACGTCACTGTGCCTACGACAAGGGCTTGTACGATCGCGACGTGAAAGGTCTGTGGGTCTATGGCGACGGCGATCAGTCGCGACACTTCCGGTCGTTCTTTAAACCCGAACGGCATGTGCTGGGCGATGTGGACTCACCGAATGAAGACGAATGGGAACTCATCAATCCGCATCCATCATCGGTCGAATTGATTGGCGGGATTGACCCTGGCGACGTGAATCAGGCAGCGGTGCTACTCGACGAAACATTGATCGGAGGTAAAAAACACTTCTCTGTGATTGAGGAATTCGAGTCCATAAAACAGGAACTTTCCATTGATGACTTCACCGTTTCGATCATGGAAGCGGTCAAAATTCTGGAGAAGGCGATGAACAAGCAATACGACCTGACGCGCTTTTACTCCGACGCTTCGGCTTTCAAATACAACGCCACTGCTGACACGTTCCCGGCGCTCCAGGTTCAATCCGCCTCCGACGGCCGCATTGCGCTGATCGGTGTGCCCAAACCGAAGGGTTCGGTTCGGATCCGCGTCAAGCTTGTGAAGCAATTGCTGGCCGAAGGGCGGTTGAAGATTTCGGCCCACTGCGAGGCCGTAATCCGGATGTTGCGGGATTTGAAGAAGGGGAAAGGAATCGTCAACTACGTCGTACCGGACCACAACAAGCACATCTTCGACGCGCTGACGTATCCGCTGATCATGGAATGCGCCGAGGAATTGCTAACCTGGGAAGACCGCGTCAACATTGATCGCCGGCAGCCATCGTCTGCGGTGATGGTCGCCGCCTGATCAGCCGGTCAAGCATCCGCCGCTGGGATGGCGTGCATCGTTTCCACAAAACCAGCCGGCGCCGCCGCAAAAACTCCTTGGTGCGCTTCAGCGACATCAGATTTACACCACAGGCCAGGCTGAACGCTTGGATCGTTTCCGCTCTGACAGTGCGCCATGAATCGAGTGTGGCCAGTTTGCTGACGGTGGATCGGGACAGCCGCGCAACGAAAGCGATGTCGCTATTGGTCATCATCACGCGGCCACGGGACTTGCGCGCGACAAGGCGGCAGACCCAAGGAGCGCATTGGTCAATTTGTGCCAGTAACAGGCGGGGCATCGGTAGCGGGCGGAATCGCGGGTTCTGGCGGTGGCCAAACGACGCCCTCCTCGGCCGCAATCTTGATTTTCAAGTTTTCGGGCGTATTGGCTCGCACTTCATTGGCGAAAGCAACCACATCGGCGGCGCTTGGCGTCCACGCGGCGTCTTGTGCGGCCCGTTGACGGCGGGCGAGAAATGCGGTGTATTCGGTCAGCAACACTTTGATGCCGGCCTCGACAGCGATGGAGGCGAGTGCGGTCATATTGTTTTGATCAGGTTGATGAGGTCCGTGGAGAGACGTTGAAGCGATTCGGGCGCGGGCGCGTTCCAATTGAGCGAGGAGGCTTCGAGTGTGACGAGGAAGGCATCATTGAACCGTCGCCATGCGTCATCCACGCGCTTGACATCAGCCGGCTTGATTTCACCATGCACGACGCGGCGCAAAAACGCTGTGTATGCCTGGTAAGGCACGTTGTAAACGGTGTGCAACGTGTCCCACGTCTTGGCTGCCTGCGTCCGCTCGGGAATGCTCGGACAGCCGCAGAGCGGAACGATCAGGGTGACAGCGACCAGCACGAGCAAAGCGGCACGCTTGACATTTCCGTAAAGGTAGCGCGCCCGAAACATCGGCCCGAGGTTTTTGGCGTTCCTTCGTAAAAACATCGCCTGTCGTTCCAACCATTCAGCGATTTGATTGCGACCTCGTTTGGACATTTTTGGAGCATCCTTGATGGTTACGATAGCGGCGGTTTTCATGTCATCCATTCTCCGATTGTCGTTTGAGCATTTCCGTGTGTCCAGACGGGTCTGATCCAACTGGCGGACGCCCGGCACTGATGCTGGCTGCCGTCTTGTCAAAAAACGAAAGCATCTGATTTCCCCAAAGAACGAAGATCCCGACGCAGATGTTTACCCGCTCCCAATATGACAACGATCCAAACTCCATCCCAGCCGTCGCCACCTGCCACGCCGCACCGAGAGTCACCAAAGAAAACAGAAAGACTTTGGCAATCGCCAGTTTCCAAACCAGAGCCGTCTGCCATTGTTTGCTCGCCCACTCTTTCATGATGCTATCGTTATCCGACGCCAAATCGAAAATTGCAACTCAATTCAGGTTGTGCTCGTTGGCGGCTTGTTGGCTTTGAGCATCCGCTGCTTGCGAATGTACGCGATGGGATGGCGAAGCATGTCGTAGTGACGCATGGCATATACCGCAAACTTAGTGAAAACGTAAACGAGGGTGATGACACCGATCAGAAATTTGACGACGGAATCTAATCCGGTCAGTTGCGTCAAATACCCTGCGACTCCGACCATGACCGTTCGCGTTGTGTCTTTCATATCTGAGCTTGCGTTCATTGAACGGGATGCTCGGGTAATGTTCCGGGCGCAGATTACGAATGCGGTTTTGGTTCGGCAACAGATTTCTGCGGCGGTTGGTGAAGATGCACCGTTGCGCCTGATTGCGCAACCACGGCTGTCGCCGCCGGAAATGGATTGTTGTGCATTGGCGGAACAGCCGGGGCCGGTAGTGGCTTCGCTTCGCTGTCTATAATCAGCCGTTGAACAGCGGTCAGCTTGTCGGTGGCATACGCAATCGCATGGACGATGGCACACGCCTGTTCCGGGGTGGGCTTTGCATCGGCGCCCTCCGCAAATAGCATCCTGGAGATTTCCTCGATGGCGGTGTTCAGCCGGTGCTGGGAAACGAACGCGGCGCCGCGCTGGGTTCGGATCACTCCAGCGCCTTCAATTTTGTGTCCGATTTTGGAAAAGGCTAACAGCTTTTGCGGACTGAGCTTGGACATGCCCAATTCGATCATGGCGTCTTCGGTTTGCTGATCGGTCGGAATTAACTCTTTCGGTTCAATCGCCACCTTTGGCGGCGGTTTTGGTTCTGACAGTTCGAGTTCAGTTCTCATTGTGAATCCAATTCGCTTGGCCAGCCGTAATCAAGTCCTTGGTCATGCAACCAGCATCTTACCTCAAGCCAGTTTTTGAGCGGCAGGTAACACAGGCAACCCATCGGTTGGCGCTTCTGTCCCGGAGGCGTCCACATCTGGTCGGGGTGGTCCGCCCTCGCCGTGCCACACGTCTTCAGCCGCTTGTTGAACAGCGGACACCGACGGCACGATGCCATACGCTTTAGATACAGCGGCCTCGCGACGTATCGTGCCTCCCGGACTGAAGACAGGAGGAAGCGCACAAAATTGACGAGAGAGAGGAGACAGGTCCTTGTTTTTTGATAGCGACACAAAGCGAATGCGGCCGCGAAATCCGCTCTGGTCGCAGGCCACACCGTTCGTACGAATTTGCGCCAGCCACGAATCATAGATGCGACGGGCGACCGGATAAAACCGGCGCAATGAGTCCAGGAAGTAGTCTGCATAGCCATGATCGCCTTTCACTTTCATGCGTTCGCTTTCAACGCGGGTCACCAGCTTCCACCAGCGCCGGCCATGCTCGACTTCGACATGGCGATAGCACAGACGGTTGCGACGGTTGTAACTTAACAGGTCGGTGCTTTCGAGCAAATCAGTGTAGCCAGTCAACTCCTCCTCGGCGTTGCTGCGCAGCCGGCGACGGATGCGTTGCGTCAGGATGGTCAGCCAGTTGGCGCGGTACGGGCAGTTGTGAAGCTTGAAGTAAAACATATCCACCGGCTTTTCTTCGTTGATCATCCGGTGCGCCACGAGGCGGCAGATGGAGGTCCAGAGTATGTGCGCGTGCGCCACCGTCTCGCCAATGCCGGCCTTGTGCATCGCTTCGGCCATTTCCGAACGCTCCTCCAGCCCGTCCTTTGGCAGCGGCTTCGGTTTCGGCGCAGACCAAACGAAGTACATTTCCGGATCGCCGCCCGGCGTCCGCTGCGCAATGCCCTCCAGATTCCCGCGCTTGACGATCCACTTGCCTTCAAACGGCTGGCCGTGAACGGAAAGGAAGTTGGCCACCGCAACACGCTGGCGCGCGAGCAAGGCCACCCCGCACGTCAGCACCGCGCAATTGGATTTCCAATCAACGTAAAACGGGACCGTCCAGCTAACCGGGTCGCGCCCGCTGATCGTCCACAGTTCGTTCATTCGAGCGCAGATTAACCTTTGGAATTGTTACTTGCAAGAGATTAGTGTTGACTTACGAAGCGTCGAATGCTTACACTCTAAACATGCAGCCGAAACTGCCAACCGTAAACGTAAAATCAATCAACCATCTTGAAGCTGGAAAGCGTATTCGCGCTTTGCGTGAAAAGGCTGGAATGAGTGTTCGTAGGCTTGCTAATGAGATGGGGTTCTCCGCTCCTTTCATGTCTGACCTGGAGCGCGGGCGCCGTAATTGGACAGAGGCGCACTTCAACAAAGCCGTTGATATTCTATCAAAATGAATTCGAGCGTCATCGTTCCGCTTCCAAATAAGCGTTCTGGAGTTTATATTCTCAGGCATGGTGGCATTGTTGTTTACGTTGGAACTTCCAAGGGTGTTGTTACGAGATTGGCCGGACATCGGGGGAAGAAATACAACGAATTGGAAATCATTTGGTGCTCGGATCGCAATCGTATATCACTTGAACGCCGTCTAATTGACCAGTTTAATCCGAGGTATAATTTAGACCCATCATTAGACCATTTTGGAGGAACTCAAGTACGCATTTCACTCGCGAACGAAGAAGCACTCCTCAAGCTTGTAGGGGACGCAAAACTTGATTTCATTAACGTCTCCAAAGCCGCGAATCTGGCCATCGAAAAAGGATTGCCGATTCTGCGAAAATTGTTGGTGTCATCACGTAAACCACGCAAACCATGAATCAAGAACTCGTCCCATTGTCGCCCGCGCCAATTGCCCGCAGCGATTCTCCATTTCCCACGCTCAACATCGAAGGACTGCTCGAAAAGGCGGTGGACGCAAAATCCGCTGTCGAGGTGATCGAGCGCCTTCAAGTCATGCGCCGCGAGATGCGCGCCGAACAGGCGAAAGAGGCTTACGACCGCGCAATGGCTGCGTTCCAGGCGGATTGCCCCGTGATCGTGAAGCAAAAGGGCGTTCCGGATCGTAGCGGCGACGTGGTTTTTCGCTACGCACCTTTGGAGGATATTGTCGCGCAGATCAAGCCGTTCCTGCTGAAGCACGGTTTCTCCTACACGCTTGATACGGATGTGACCTCGGAAGCGGGCTGGGTAATCGCCAAGTGCATCATTACACATTGCGCCGGCCATCAGAGCATTTCGTCCGCAAAATTTCCGCTCGGCACAAAGACGGGCATCATGTCCGACACGCAGGTCTATGCGGCGGCGTTGACGTTTGCGAGCCGTCGGGTGTTGTGCAATGCCTTTGGCATCGTAGTCGCCGGCGAGGATTCCGAGGAGCGCATGGCCAAGATCAAACCGCGCGGCGCGTCCGCTTTGTCTGGCGAAGGCAGTGCCAAGGCGCTCGTGGCTGAGATTTGGTCATTGCTGGAGCCGGTGCGCGGTAAGGAGCGCAATTGGAAGGTGGCCAACCAGTGGCTCGTTGACGAGGCCATCACCACGGACACCGAATTCATGCCGGACATTCCGCCGGAACGTCTGCGCGTGATCATCGAGAAGATCAAGACCAAGCTGGGTCGCTGAACGTTCACACCTGACAACCAATCAACATCATGAAACTGAAAACGTTAACCATCAAAAACGTCGGACTTATCGCCGACACCGTCATCCAACTCGACAAACCGCTGCTGCTGTTCTACGGCGAGATTCGCCAGGGCAAGACCACAATCCTCAACGCCGTTCGCTGGGTGTTTGGCGGCTCGTTTCCGTCAGACATCATCCGCCACGGCGAAAAGGAGGCATCCGTTGAACTGGCTTTCGAGGGCGGGCTGGTGTCCCGGTCGTGGTATCGCGCCAAGGATGGATCCACCAAGTCGCGTGATGTGGTGTTTGTCCGCGATGGCAAACCCGTTCCCTCACCCGTGTCCGAGATCAGGCGTTTCCTCAATCCGTTCCTGCTGGACCAGGATTTCCTGCGCAACAAGACGGAATTGGAGCGCCGGCAATACTTTGCCGAATTGTTTGCCGTGGATACGAAGGACCTCGACGCAGAGTATTTCGAGGCTGACCGCAAGGCGGTAACCTTGCGCGCCACCATCAAAGGATATGGCGAAATTGACCTGACACCCGTGGAGCGCGTGGACGTCACCGCGTTGAATGATCAACTGGCCAAAGTGCGCGCCACGTATGCGACGGCAAAGGCTGCGCTTGAAGCTGAACTCGAATCCATCTCCAAGGATCACCAGGCAGCCGTTGAGGCGGTCAACGCCTTCAATGGTACGGTCGTCCGGTGGAATGCCGAGGTTGACCGCGCCGCCACGGAAGCACAGGACATCCGCGACGCCATCGAAGCGCATAAGCGCAAGATCATTGAACTGGAGCAAAAGCTGGCGGGGATAAAGCCGCTCGAAAAGAAGCAGCCGCGTCCGTTGCCCGCCGCTCCGGATCGTTCCGCCATCCAGAAGAAGATTCTGGACCTCACTCCTGACACGACTGCTTTGGAGGCTCAAATTTCCAATGCGGCCGCTCAGAACGTCCGCGCCGAACAGTACGAAAAAAACAAGGCGCGAGACTCGCAGCGCAAGGCCGAGGAAGTGGCGCTATCCAATCTCGAACGCCGCTTGCGCGAGATCAAGGCTGAGAAGCAGGCGAAACTCAAGAGCGACTCCGATTCCACCGGAATCAAGGGATTGGCGTTTGATGAACAAGGCAACTTCGTTTACGAAGGGGCGACCGCCGGCATGTTGTCCACTTCGCAAATCATGCGCCTTTCGTCGGCACTGTCAGCCAAATACCCGGAAGGGTTCGGAATCGAATTACTGGACCGCGGCGAGTCGCTTGGCCGTGCCATTTTTGAGTACGTGGAACTGGCCAAGGAAAAGAAGGGGACGATTCTGGCGACCATCGTCGGCTCGCGACCGGCGGGTGTGCCCGCAGAAATTGGCGTCTTCGTCGTGAAAGACGGCGTGGTGATGAAAGACCCGAAGGAAGGAGAGTTGTTGTGAGCTTCAAAAACACCCGGCTCGTGAAAATCAACGCGCACCCGCGCGATTACTTCCAACAGACCGCCAAACGCGGCGAACGCGATTACATCATGTCCGTCAGTGGACTCAAGGAGTTCATTGAGTGCCCGGCCAAATTTTTGGCAAAAGATGAGGATGATGAGGCGACCGCCTCGAAGGATTGGGGTTCGTTGATTGACTGTCTGTTGCTTGTTCCTGAGCAGTTCAACGAACGTTTCGCCGTGACCCCGGAAACGTATCCCGACTCCAAAACGGGCGAGCCGAAGAAATGGGCCGCCAACGCTACGTACTGTCGTGATTGGAAAGAGTCGCGCAACGAGGCTGGAATCGAGATCGTCCGACGCAACACATACGACGAAGCCTTGAAAGCGGTGGCCCGAATGAAGTCGGACAGCCGGATCATGACGTTCATCAATGATTCGGACAAACAGGTCTGGCTGGCCACCGAATGGCATGATGAAAAGACCGGATTAGTCATTCCGTTTCGCGTCATGCTGGACCTGCGTCCGCGCAACGATTCGGAATTCTACAAGTGCCTGGGCGACATGAAGGCAATTAAAAGTGCCGCGCTGGTGCCGTTTCAGCGGCAAGTCTTCCAATACAAGTGGCACGTTCAAGCTGCCGCCTACCACGACGTCTATGTCTCGGCGTTTCCCAACGAGGACCGCTGTACCTGGTGTTTCGTCATCCAGGAGAACAAACCGCCATTCCAGTTTGGCCGGCGCATTCTTTCGGAGGAATTCGACGCGCTTGGACGGGCGACATACACCCGCGCACTCGCCAATTACTGCCAGTGCTTGAAACATAACCATTGGCCGGATTTCGATGAGACGGATGAGTCCGCTGATGGCTGGTCGTTCGTGAAGCCCGAGCCGTGGATGGAAAGCGACGGTCTGTTTGCGCCGCACTTTGAATTTGAAGACGAATCTCCTGACGCCGAACCGGCACCGGCGGAAGAAGCTGACCAAGGAATCGTGCCGTAACTACCAATGAAAACACCAAGCTCAAGAAAACCAAAATCGTCCATTGCCGGCTCGATCGCTGCGGCCGAGGCGTCAACCCTCAAACCGGACGAGATCAAAGCCGCGATGGAAAAGAACCAGATTGATCCCAACGCAAATGAGGCTGACGCCGCCGGACAGCCCAAGCCAAAGGAGGAGAAGAAGCCGAAGCGCCAGCGCGTCGAGCAAATCCTCGTGCGCCACGAGTTCACCGTCCCGGAGATCGCCGAACTGGGTAAGTCGCTGGCGGACAAGTCGCGCGTGCTGGCCGACATGGAAGCGGAGGCGAAAGCTTGCGCCCGGCAGTACAAGGACAAGATCGCTACCATGCAGACGGAAATTGACGCCACCGTCGCCAAGGTGAAGGAAGGCTTCGAAATGATTCCCGTCAGCGCAATCGTCATGGTGCAGATTGACCGGAGGAACAAGACCGCCACCAAGGCGTTCTATCGGAAGGACACCGGAGCTTACATCAAGTCCGAGGAAATCCTGTCCAACACGGAACTGGAATTGTTCAACGTCATGCCGGAAAAGCGGGATCTGTCAAAGCCGCTCGAACCGAAGTTGCTCGAAACCCAGGTGTAAATGTTTCTTTGAAACTCACCGACTCAACCAATTCATCCTATGATCGAATCCACAAAAGCATTCAAAACGTCGGACGGCAAGACTCACGCATCGCTTGAGGACGCAAAGGCACACGAACTTGAATTGTTGCTCGTAGGCGAGCCATCCAAACTTACCGGAGACGTTCCATCTGACGTTGCGGCGACTATTCTTGAAAATGCCGAACGCATCGTGGACATTCTCACCACGACAGCCACGTCCAAGCCGAGGGCTCGCAAGATCAACGGCGGGTCCAAGCCGCGCAAAACGAAGACACCGCCTACACCTACTACTCCTCCGGCGTAACCGACACCGACCGGCGCCGGACGGCGGCGCCGGTTTCTTTCTGTTGACGGTTTCGATGGATCACAGTTTTTGGGAGATTCACTTGAAAAGATTCACTGAGACGAACAAATGGCGCGACCCGTGGTATCGCAACCTAAGCAGTGCCGCCAAGCAGCTTTGGGAATACCTACGCGACAACTGTGATGCAATCGGCCTCGTCGAGATAGACTTCTCCCTTACCAGCGCCGATTGTGGGCAGAATATAACGCAAGCGCACATGGCCGAGCTTGGAGACAGGGTCCAGCGCGTTT